GCCAATGGTGTCTATGTCGTCGATAATCCCCCACAAAACGTCCAACGTCTCCAACGCTTGCTTCATTGCCTCAATTGACATCACTACCTCCGTTCACATTCTCATCAAGCCACTGTTGCACCTCTCCCCCCGACCACATCTTGCGTAGCATGGTGGGAAATACAATGCGCTCGCGCTGGTCTTCAATCGCGTCATCTAGCGCTTCCATTGCATCCATCTCCGCCTCATACTGCTCGGCATCTTTTAGCGGGTGTGTAGCCGTGTTTTGCAATGCTTTTAACGCCAGCTTCATTACTTCAATACTCATCGCTATCTCCTTAGTCATTGTCGCAAAGGTTTTTAATCTGGCGCTCTAGCGCGCGTTGCGCATCGCGCAGCTCGTCGATGACCGCCATGGTCTGACTGGTGGCGTTGTCTTTGGTCTTTAGTTCGTTGATGGCGCCGTTGATGGCGTGTAGTAATTCTTCCATGATTGTCTCCTCAGTTGCATTGAGTATTGCAGATATCGTTAAAGCAACAAGTACTACAGTTGTATGTGCGCCCGTCGATGGTGTACGAGCTGTAGGTGCATGAGGCGTAAGCCACAGCGGGGGCAAGTGCGATAACAAGTGATACCAGTAAGTTCTTCATTGTCTTTCCTTTATCCATTGGTCAATGTGTTCATACGTCCAAAGCACTGCGTACTTCTGATTCAATGTCGCCATGTCAGCCGCGAACATTTTTTGTAGCGGGGCTAGCCTGCCGCCCCTAGTCTTTAGTTCCACAAAGTGCGTCGAGCCGTTTGGCAAACAAGCCACTCGATCAGCGACGCCGCTTCTGCCAGGTGACTTGAACTTCCAAGTCTTACCATTAATCATTTCGACAGCCCAGCAAAAGTAAGTCTCAATATCACTTTCCCGAATTTTTTTCATTCTAACACCGTTAAAAAGTTTTGCACAAGTCTTAAATTGAGTGTACACTAAAAACTCAAACAATCAACTGGAGTTCACTAAATGCTTCACTCATCTATCGTTGGCGGCTCATCTGCCTCCCGTGTTATCAACTGCCCAGGCTCGGTCGCGCTGGTACAGAAAATGCCGCCTAAGCCATCTTCCGAATTCGCTGACCGTGGCACGCTACTGCATGATGCCATCTCGCTTATCCTTGAGAACAAAGACACCGTTGACACCGTGGTCGGTATGGTCTACGAAGGCCAGACGCTGACTGAAGACTTGCGTGACGAGAAGATCACGCCAGCGTTACAAGCCTTAGACACTATCGACCCCGACAAGACCATGGAGTACATGGTCGAGACTCGTGTCGGCTTCGGTGACTTGTTGCCTGGCGTCTTCGGCTCGGCTGACTTGCTTGGGCGGATAGACAACCGCGCTATCGTGCTGGATTGGAAGTTCGGCGACGGTGTGGTTGTTGCGGCTGAAGAAAACATGCAAGGTATGTTTTATGCCGCTGCTGCCATGCGCACGTTGGGTTGCGACTGGGTTTTCAGGGGCGCTACTGAGGTCGAGATCATCATCGTGCAACCACCAAGCATCAAGCGTTGGGTGACCACGCTGGATCGCATCAAGAAGTTTGAGCAGGACTTGGTGCGTGCTGTTAAGGCGTCTAAGTTCGCTGACGCACCGATCAAGACCGGCTCGCATTGCCGGTGGTGCTCGGCCAAGCCCATTTGCCCACAGATGACTGGCGAAGTGGATCGCGCGGTCAAAGCGTCATTGTCTGAAATCAACGCCGAGCAACTGTCGCATTACCTGACGCAAGCCGACATGTTAGAGGGCTGGATCACTGACCTGCGCAAGTTAGCGCACGACATGCTTGAGAACGATCAAAAAGTGCCAGGCTTTAAGTTGGTCGCCAAGCGTGGCACGCGTCAGTGGTCTGATGAAGACATGGCCGTGTCAGCTTTGCGTAAGCATATTGGCGAAGAAGATGTGTATACTAAAAAACTCGTGTCGCCGGCTCAAGCAGAAAAGTTGCTTAAAAAGGTGAAGCAAGAATTGCCTGTCGAGCTAGTCGTATCGGTCTCGTCAGGCAGTACGTTGGCAGCGGAATCTGATCCGAGGCCAGCGGTTCTGAACATCGGCAAACAATTGACCGATGCTCTTTCTAAACTCAACTAGGAAATAAAATGTCAAACATCTCTACATTCAAATCAGCTAACCTTCCCTCAGTTCAGTCTTTGTCGACTGCGCTTCGTTCACTTGAAACCGAAGTCGGTGGCAGTGGCGGCAACGTGATTCTCAAGATGGACAAAACAGGCCATTGGGTCTTTGGCGCAGACCAAACCGAAGTCGAAGACGGGTCACTGTGGGCGGTCAACCCGTTTTCGTTTATCCACGGCTACATTGCGTGGGGTGACGGTGACGTGTTAGGCGAGAAGATGGTGTCTGTTGCTGAGCCATTGCCTGAACTAGACACGGCGCCCCCAGGTGCTAAGCGCGGCTGGGAGACTCAAGTCGGTCTGTCATTGAAGTGCGTGTCCGGTCAAGACACGGGGCTGGAAGCGCGCTACTCCACAACATCTGTGGGTGGCAAGCGTTCGGTGCAAGAGTTGGCCGTGGCGATTGCTGCGCAAGTTGACGCTGACGCAAGCGCGCCAGTGCCAGTGGTTATCTTGGGCAAGTCGCACTACACGCATAAGTCTTACGGTCGTATCTTCACGCCGATTTTTGACATCCAGAAATGGATGGCCATGGATGGTGAAGTTGTTGAAGCAGAAGCAGAAGCACCAGCTCGTCGTCGTCGTTCGGCGACAGCGTAACGTCTAGGGGGTGGTTAGGTAGACGTTCAAGGATGTCGCAAGTGTGTATTTTTTCTGCCTTCACGCACACAGGCAATAGCGACCAAATCGACACCCCCGCCTACTATTGAGGGATAGAATATGATCCTTTGGATTGATTTCGAGACGCGCAGCCGGTGCGACCTGCGCAGCAAGGGCGTTTACAACTACGCGCAAGACCTGAGCACCGAGGTGCTCTGCATGAGCTACGCATTCGACGATGAGGATGTCGTCACTTGGCTACCCGACCAGCCCTTCCCTGAAGCCGTGCGCAGCCACACCGGACAGATCAGGGCGCATAACGCCACGTTCGAGCGGCTGATTTTCGACTACGTATTACAGATACCATTTAAGCTCGAGCAGTTCTATTGCACAGCCACTCAAGCCCGTGCCAATTGTGCGCCTGGTGGCTTGGAAGACGTCGGGCGCTTTGCCAGTAGCCAGATGAAGAAAGACCATCGAGGCGCACAACTCATCCGCTTGTTGTCCATTCCTCAACTGAATGGTACATTTCGTGAAGACTCTGCACTCATGGCCGAGATGGTGTCTTATTGTGAGCAAGATGTGCGCGCCATGCGAGCAGTGTCCAAGGCCATGCGTGATCTGTCCGAAATTGAGTTGGCTGACTACCACGTGAACGAGCGCATCAACGACCGTGGCGTGCTAATCGACCTAGAGCTGTGCGACGCTGCTGTGCTTTATGCTAGCGCTGAGTTGCTCGAGATCCAGACACTGGTCGAAGAACTGACCGAGGGCGCTATTAAGTCCGTGCGTAGCCCCAAGATGCGTGAGTGGGTGCTAGCGCGTGTGGGTGACGAAGCCAAGAAGCTGATGTTCAAAGATGATAAGTACAGTATCGACAAGACCATCCGCGCCAATCTGCTAACGCTCGCCGAGGAAGACCATGACCAAATACCGCCCGTCGTCGCTGACGTCATTCAATGCGCAGATGACCTTTGGGCGTCGTCGGTTGCGAAGTTCAGCCGCCTTAGCGGCTTGGCCGATGTTGAGGATTGCCGAGTTAGAGGCGCGTTTGTGTTTGCTGGTGGATCAGCTACAGGCCGAGCATCGAGCTATGGAGCACAGGTACACAACTTTACTCGTAAGTGCGCCGCCGAGCCTGATTCAGTAAGACAAGCCATGGTGCGCGGCCATCAGATCGTGCCCAAGTACGGCAAACGGGTGACCGACGTACTCAAGGGTATGCTTAGGCCTGCGCTTGTGGCAGCACCAGGTAACGTCTTGGTTGTGGCCGACTGGTCAGCCATCGAAGGCCGCGTACACCCGTGGCTTGCCAATACCAAAGAGGGTGAGGCCAAGCTCGACGTCTTTCGATCCAATCTAGACCCCTACAAAGTTAACGCTGCTGCTACCTTTCGTGTGCCTTACGAAGACGTGACCAATGAGCAGCGCCAAGTCGGTAAAGTCCAAGAGTTGGCGCTTGGCTTTCTAGGCGGCGCGGGGGCGTTCGAGGTGTTCGGGCGCGCCTATAACGTGCGAATGTCAGAAGCTGAGATCAAGCGCGCTGTCGACGGCTGGCGCCGAGCCAACCCGTGGGCGGTGGATCACGGGCAGCGCTTGGAGCAGGCTTACACAAAGGCTGTGAGAAACCCCAGTTACGAATTTTCCGCAGGTCGAGTAACATATCTATTCGACGGTCAGCACCTGTGGTACGCCCTACCTTCGGGGCGAATCCTCTGCTACCCTTACGCCAAACTGGAGTCCGATGGACTGTCTTACGCCAAAGCCGCTTTCAAGCCCGCCGCTGACGCCACTGAGTGGCCTCGGGCACGACTATGGCGCGGCCTTGCTTGCGAGAACATCACACAGGCCACCGCCAATGACATCCTACGCTATGCGCTGCGCCAACTGGACGGCGTTGTGCTGCACGTGCATGACGAGATTGTGGTCGAGTGCGCTGAAGAAGACGCAGACACTGTGGTGGCTACCATGACAGATGTCATGTGCACGGCGCCCGACTGGGCGCAAGGCTTACCACTGAATATTGAGCTCGGCGTCATGCGCCGCTACGGGAAAAAATAAGCCCGCTTACGGCGAGGGAACCGAGCGGGCTTAAAGACACACAAACAAACAAGGAGTTGACTTCATGAAAAGTATACACGATTTTACTGAGTTTCTATCTAAATTAGCGCCAGAGGGTGAAACATTATTGTTGGTGCGTCAAAAGCCACGCATGGTGGACGGCAAAGTCGAGACGCACCCAGACGGCGCAGTGAAGGCCACGTGGCCTGCGATGCTGCCCACCAAGTCCATCAAAGCCGACTGGGCGATCTACGCCAACACGGCCTCATTTATCATCGACCGCTTTTCTAATGGTAAACCCTCAGCCGGTGCTGCTAACTGCGAGTTCGTGCTCTGCATGGTGTTAGATGACGTGGGCGACTCAGAGAAGGCGCCGAACATCCCGCCACTAGAACCAACTTGGAAGATGGAAACATCGCCCAACTCGTTCCAATGGGGCTACGTCTTTAGCGAGCAACCCACCAAGGGCGAGTTCAGCGCCGCGATTCGCGCCATTGCCGATGCGGGCTACACCGACCCTGGTGCTTGCAACCCCGTGCGCAACTTCCGCCTGCCTGGCTCGGTTAACTTAAAGCCTGGGCGTGGCAACGTCGCCGCGCAGCTCGTTGAGTTTGAGCCAAGCCGAGAGTTCACGCTTGAGCAGATCTGCACCGCCCTTGGTGTCACGCCCAGTGTCGCCGACACTGCCACACGCAAGCCTATCCGCTTAACTGACTTGGGCGATGATGATGTCGCTCAGTGGCTGTCAGTCCAAGGTCTTGTGCTGTCGCCGCCTAACCCGCAGGGCTGGATGGGCGTTATCTGCCCGAACAGCGCCCAGCACTCAGACAGCAACCCCGAGGGGCGGTACAACCCCACGATGCGTGCGTTCTGCTGCCTGCACTCGCACTGCGTGGATCTGGACAGCTCGGTTTTCCTCGAATGGGTGGGTGACCAAGGTGGCCCGACACACGACCCAGGTTTGCGTGACGAGTTGCTTGCTGCCTTACACACCCAGACACTGGCCAAGCTGACGCCGACTGATGCGTTTCCCGACGCGGGTGCGCAGATGATCGCTGAGATCGAGCGTAAAGAGCTCGGCCGAGTCGAGAAGGCCGACTGGTACAGCCGCTTTGCCTACATCCGAGACGATGATGCTTACTTTGACATGCTAGACCGTTCCGAGATCAGCCGTTCATCGTTCAATGCACTATTTCGCCATATAACGTGCAAGAGCATACATAGCGGCAGACGCATTGAAGCGTCGGTTTGCTTTGACGAGAACCGCCAAAACAACGGCGCGCCTGCTATTCGTGGTTTGACCTATGCATCAGGCGAAGGTGTACTGGTCACTCTAGACGGTGAAGTGTTCGGCAACCGCTGGCGCAATGCGCGCCCTGATGTTGGCGCCGGTGATGCTACTGACGCTGAGATCAGCCCGTGGCTCTCGCACATGGCACTATTGGTGCCTGACCTGCGCGAACGTTCGCACATAATGGACGTGATGGCCTACAAGGTGCAACACCCTCAGGCCAAGATTAACCACGCTGTCTTGCATGGTGGCACTCAGGGCTGTGGTAAGGATACGCTTTGGGCGCCGATGCTCTGGGCGATTTGTGGTGAACATGACAAAAATAAAGGCATGATGGATGGCGATACAATTAACAGCCAATGGGGCTATCAATTAGAAGCCGAAATACTGGTATTAAACGAACTGCGAGAGCCAGAAGCCAAAGAACGCCGCGCGCTAGCCAACCGGCTGAAGCCCGTTATCGCCGCACCGCCTGATATGCTACCGATCAACCGTAAGGGCTTGCACCCCTACATGATGCTAAACCGACTGTTTGTCTTGGCTTTCTCAAATGACCGCGCACCGATTAGCATAGAATCAAGTGACCGCCGTTGGTTCTGTCTTTGGTCTGAAGCGCCGCGCATGAGCGCTGATGATGCGCACGCTATATGGTCTTGGTACACCTCGGGCGGGTTTGCTGGTATCGCCCGTTGGCTTTACGCTCGGGACGTGTCACGGTTCAATCCGGCAGCCACGCCCATGGTAACGGACTTCAAACTGTCCATGGTGGAAGACGGGCGCTCGATGGCTGAAGAATATCTGATTGATGTACTGACCCGTGAAATAGGCGAGTTCTCGCACGGTGTAATAGGCGCGCCATTCCATGGCCTCAGGGATAGGGTAGCGGGTATAGCACCGGCGGGCGTTAAGATACCGCAAGCGGCGCTATTGCACGCGCTAGCAGAAGCGGGTTGGGTTAGTCTTGGGCGTATTGCAAGCGCGCGCTATCCGACCAAAAAACAAGTGTATATCAGTCCACGAATCGCGCGCATGCTTAACAGTAGCACCATGACCAAATCGGACGTTAGGGACGCGCTCGAGGGCACGCCTGAACCGAACGTTGTCAGGCTTAGATAACAAAAAGCCCGCTGTTTAGGCGGGCTTTTTGTTATAGGTCAAAAGTAATTATCAGTAGTACGACAACCAAGCCGATCCCTATGGCAAGCATAAGCAACCCCTAATTAGCGGGTGCACGTGCTCATTGACAATACGCGCCCCGATATCTCGGGGATAGACCGGCACAAAAGTTTTTCGTTCATCCATGCTTTGCAGCATAACGTAATCGCCCGCAAAATGCGCGACAGTGTAGGCGCGATTTTTAACGTGCACAATATCGCCCGCGTGCACGGGTTTGCCGTTGGTGTATTCAATCATGGTTCAACCCTCACAATAATTAGGTCTTGTTCAAAATCGTCTAAATCGCCATCGTCTACCGCGCCCTGACAGTCTACAAAGTAGTCGCGCAAGTCGGCCATGGCTTGCTTGCGTGTAGCGTACTGTATCGGCTTGTCGTCACAGTTTAGCCAAGTGTTAACGTAGCCGTCGCACAATGTATAGGTTTGTATTTCATACATGGTTATCACTCCCCGTAAACGCGAACACAATCGTCATGCAACGATTCGATCAATTGCACCAAATGGCTGTCGTATAAATCTTCATAGTCGCCGCAAACGGCAATCGCATCGGCTTCGGGTAGATCTTCATCAATCAGATGGTCTATTATTTGTTGATAGGTCAGGCCATCAGGCCAATAGGCTAAGTAAGTGTTAAGCGCGACAAGTTGCGCTTTTGTATATAAATCATTCATGGTTAAATCCCCCAAAGTAATTGAACAATAAGCAATGGCACGCCGATAACCGCGCCGTATAAGATACCCTTAAGAATGTTATGCATGATCGCTTCGCTTTCGTAGTTGTTCCATCAATTGCCATGCGTCAGCCATGGCTTGTTTGTCTGTTTCATACTGCTCGCCCGTAGGCGCCTGCCCTTCGACAAAATAATGCCCCAAGGCTAACGCCGTGCAGATTGTGTGATGCTGTTCTTTAGTCATCATTGTGCTCCAAGTCTATCGTTTGTCTGTCTACTGTCTCGAATGCTTCAAAATCAGCCATTGACGCGTACAACACCACGCATTCGTTATTGATACCCAACACGCGCCCATCGTGTAGCGTCACAAAGTCAATGGGGCAGTTACCGCCCGATTCAAAACCCTCGACTTTAGTTATCCAATGCATGGTCATCCCCTTAAAATTGACGATAAACAAAGGTTGTCTCTGTCTCGCCTATTAGAACGCCTTCATTGTCTAGGTCGTCCCTGACCGATTCTGCTATTGCTTGAGTTGCGTCATCTTCGTTCATACCTTCGGTGTCGGGTAAATCAAAGCTGTAGTCCCCTGCTATTTCTTGCGCGGTTCCTTCTGCAAAATCACAGCAAAGCCCGACAACGTCTAGCTCGTACTCCTCTTCACAGTGCGCAAGTTCTTCTAAGTAGTCGAACAGCAATTCAAGACCGTCATAAGTGAACTGGTTGCCGCGCCCCATACGGTTAAATTCTTCGCGGAAAGTGTAAATATTTACGGTTGTTTTCATGGTTGTATCCCTTTAAGTTTGGCGCGCGCCCGTAGGCGCGCTTTAATTGTTTACAGATAATCACGGTTGAATGGTTGCACAGCTTCGGCGCCTTGCACGCCATGGGCGCGCATGGGCATAATGACTACCTGCGCGCAATTTTCGCCCGAGTGCATAATGCCGCAATCGTTACCATATTGGGCAAACTGAAATACCGCAGTGGGCTTAGTGGAATAGTAGGTTTGCAGGGCTTTGCGCGCGCGCACTAGTAAATCAGGGTTGTATAGTGCAGGCTTGATTTCACGGCTTGCGAGTGTCGCCGCATCAGGGATAACGCGCCCAATATCGGGGAATGTCCCGTCAACCGGAGTGAACACGATATCACCCAAGCGATAGGCGTTTTCGCCGATTTTGGTCAATTCTACGGTCTGCGCGCGTTTGTCTAATTTCTTGAGAGCGTCGTTCGGGATGATTAGCGCTGTCCCGAGCAACTCGCCCGTATCTTGAGTATCTGCAAGGCATACGAAAAGAAAATGTCCGTCAGTACCCGCCACTGTCGCACGTTCTTCGGTCTTAAAATTGACATATACGCCGTTTAAGTAATGGCGAATGTCTTTGCTGGCGGCGCAATGAGCAGCGGCGCGTAGTGCATTTGCGTTTATGTACATGGTTCAATCCCTCAATTGAATTGACGCGCGCCGATTGACGCGCGCCGGTTTGGTAATTAATCAGGCAATTTGTTAAGGCGATCACAGCATTCGCGGTTTGCTCTTGATGCATTGGGGCCAATGTTAGGTACAGAAAAGTAAATTGTCATGATTTTTCCCTAGGTTGTTTGTGTAAGAGATTCCATTACATCATGAAAGCCAACAAGTGTCAAACATTTTATTGCATAGGTCAAATTGTCATTTTATTGTCATTTTGCTTTTCTAAAATGACAATCGGGAAAGCTAGCAACCATGCGCCTTGTGAGCGTTCATGGGTCAGATTGTCAGTAAAAAGAACAAAATTTAATAGAGTTATATATACAGGGTAAACCCTAATAAAATAGGGGTGCGCAGAATCGCAATGTTGTAGGCCAGCGATTAAAAACCGATGACAATATGACAATTTGACAATCTTGCCATTTTGGCAACTATTTAAACTCACTAAGTCTTAGTATTTAGTCCTAAGCTGGCTCTGTAAGTTTCGCGTAAGGTTCGTGTAAGTTTCGTGTAAGTTTTGTAACAAGATGTAACTGTAAGCTTCGTGTAAGTTTGGTGTAAGTTTCGTGTAAGGTTTCACACAGTAGTTTATACAGTACTGTATATCCGTACAGCTTGTAAGTTTCGCGTAAGGTTGAGAGCTCCAAGGCAAAAAGCCTGAATGCAAAAAACACCCCCCCCGGGGGCCCTGGCATACCCCATGTGTGTGTGTAGGGTTCGCAGACAATTTTTTTTTTACAGAACACAGCAAACATTTTTTTATTTTTTATTATTAGGCGCCAGTTGGAAATTAATGACAATTTGACAATTTGACCTATAATTCGCAAATGACATGGCAAACCCTTCCGTTTGAAGCAAGACAAGTCAAAGCCACCGAGTCGCGCTTGACCGCTATATATGAGGCAGCGAAACTTGGGCTAAAGGGCGACGCATTGGCGCTGACCGCTGGGCTGTTGCCCACCGAGTACCGGCGCCTGACGCAACTTGACCCTGTGGCCGAGATGGCTGAGTTAAAGGGCAGAGCGGATGGTGAAGCGCAGTTAACCCGCGTTATGCACGCCGCCGCCTTAGAAGGTGATGCTAAGATAGCACTAGAGATTCTCAAGCATCGCCACGACTGGCAAGCCGCTCAGCGGGTGCAGTTGGAAGTCACGCAACAGATCAGTATCACAGATGCGCTAGCGCAGGCCAAGCAAAGAATCGCCGAAGCGATAGATGTTGAGGCTAGAGAGGTAGATGATGCAAAAGCCTATATACAGCGCTGAAGGTGAGCAACAGCTGATGTCCACGCTGTGGTCGCCACAGATCGCGGACGACCCGCTAGCGTTTGTGTTGGCGGCGTTTCCGTGGGGGCAGCCCAACACGCCGTTGGCCAACTACTCAGGCCCACGCAAGTGGCAGCGCGACACCTTGCGCTCTATATCGCAGCATATTAAAGACAACCGTGGTTTGAGTCAGATGGATGTGCTGCGCTCAGCGGTTAGTTCTGGGCGGGGTATCGGCAAGTCGGCACTCGTGGCCTGGTTGGTACTGTGGATGCTAAGCACTAAGATCGGCGCAAGCGTGATTGTGTCAGCTAACAGTGAAGCACAGCTGCGCAGTGTGACATGGGCCGAGCTGACCAAGTGGTTGGCAATGTCAATTAACAACCACTGGTGGGAAATTAGCGCAACTAAGTTAGTGCCAGCCCAATGGGTGTGTGAGTTGGTCGAGCGCGACTTGAAAAAAGGCACGCGCTACTGGGCCGCTGAAGGCAAGCTCTGGAGTGAGGAAAACCCTGATGCGTATGCCGGCGTGCACAATCACGACGGCATGATGGTGATCTTTGACGAGGCAAGCGGCATACCTGACCCAATCTGGTCGGTGGCAGCGGGCTTCTTTACCGAGAACATACTAGATAGGTACTGGTTTGCGTTTTCCAACCCTCGGCGCAACACGGGCTACTTCTTCGAGTGCTTCCACGGCAAGCGTGACTTTTGGCGCAGCCGCACGGTTGACTCCCGTGAAGTCGAGGGTACAGACAAAGGCGTCTATGAGCAGATCATCGCAGAGTACGGCGAGGATTCGAGTCAGGCGCGCGTTGAAGTGTACGGCGAGTTCCCGTCAGCAGGCGAAGATCAGTTTATCAGCCCGCAGTTGGTGGACGACACGTTTGCAAGACCTGCGCATAAGGACGCCACCGCCCCCATCATTATTGGTGTCGACCCGGCGCGCGGCGGTATGGATTCCACTGTCATTGTGGTCAGGCAGGGTCGGGACTTGAAAGCGCTTTTGCGCTACAAGGGTGAGGACACCATGACCATCGTGGGGCGGGTGATTGACGCCATAGAGGAATATAAGCCTGCGCTGACCGTCATTGATGAGGGTGGGCTAGGCTACGGTATTCTTGACAGACTGGTTGAGCAGCGCTACAAGGTAAGGGGCGTGAACTTTGGCTCTAAGTCTAGCAAACCCATGATGTACGGCAACAAGCGCGCGCAGATGTGGGGCGACATGCGGGAGTGGCTGAAGACCGCCCATATGCCCAAGGACAGGCAACTAAAAGCTGATCTGGTTGGGCCTATGCGCAGACCGGACAGTAAAGGTACGATATACTTGGAAGGTAAGAAGGAAATGAAGTCTCGAGGCTTAGCCTCACCAGATGCGGCCGACGCTTTGGCCGTGACGTTCGCCTTCCCAGTGGCGCACCGTGAGTCGGCCACAAGGGAAAGGCGCTTTTCAAGCTACAGCGGCAATGGTGCCGCAACAAGTTGGATGGGAGCTTAGCATGCCAGGTAAACCAGGGTTATACGCCAATATCAACGCCAAGCGCGAGCGCATCAAAGCCGGATCAGGCGAGAAGATGCGCAGCCCAGGTGCTAAAGGTGCACCAAGCGCTAAAGACTTCAAACAGTCGGCTAAGACCGCAAAGAAGAAGTAATCATGCCGCTCGTTAAGTCGCCGAGTAAAGAGGCCTTTCGCAAGAATGTGAAAGCCGAAATTAAGGCGGGTAAACCAACCAAACAAGCCGTTGCGATTGCCTACAGCACGCAACGCCAAGCCGCTAAAAAGGGCAAAAAATGAACCTGACACCCCGCGAAGACTGCCTATTTGTGCGTCCAGACATGGAAAAACACGCCCTTTTTGCACTTTTAAGGCAAAAACAGACCGGAACCGGTCGAATTGTGGCAAAAGGCCCCGATGCAAGCGAAACTGACGTTGGACAGCGAATATTGTTTGGTGAATTCGTCGGGCAAGAGCTACACTTCGAGGGTGAGGACTATTTAGTTATGAGGGAAAGTCATATCTTGGGTGTGATGGATGAATAAAACAGACCTTTTGGCCACGATGCGCCACCGAATGACGGTGGCCATCGGTGCTTATAGCGAGTCTCGTGAAGCTGAGCTAGACGACTTGAAGTTTATGGCGGGCAGCCCAGACAACCAATGGCAATGGCCACAAGATGTCTTGTCCACCCGTGGCTCGGTGCAAGGCCAAACGGTAAACGCGCGACCATGCCTGACGATTAACAAGCTCCCGCAGCACGTCAAACAAGTCACCAACGACCAGCGTCAAAACCGCCCGTCTGGCAAAGTCATTCCTGCCAACGACGTGGCTGACACGGAAGTGGCTGAGATTTTTGACGGCATTGTGCGCCATATTGAGTACATGTCAGACGCCGATGTGGCCTACGACACAGCGTGTGAGAACCAAGTCACTTACGGCGAAGGCTATATCCGTATTCTGACCGAGTACTGCGACGAAGATTCGTTCGATCAAGATTTAAAGATTGGACGTATCCGCAACAGCTTTAGCGTCTACATGGATCCAATGATTCAAGACCCATGCGGCTCAGACGCTCAGTGGTGCTTTGTGACCGAAGACATTACTAAAGACGAGTACGAGCGCCTTTACCCCAAATCTATGCCTATCTCAAGTATTCAGCAGCAAGGCGTGGGCGACCAAGACATAAGCCATTGGCTTGGCGAAGACACGGTGCGTATCGCTGAGTATTTCTATTGCGAGTACGAAAAGACCGAATTGTTGCTCTTTCCAGGTGAAGTCTCAGCATTTAAAGACTCCATGGAAGCCAAACAGATGCAAGCCATGGGCTTTGAGCCTACCCGTCGCCGTAAAGTTGACCGCAAGAAGGTCATGTGGGTTAAGACCAACGGCTACGAAGTGCTTGAAGAAAACGAATGGGCAGGGCGCTGGATTCCGATTGTTCGAGTGATCGGTAACGAATTTGAAGTCGATGGGCAGATCTACATCAGTGGCATTGTGCGTAACGCCAAGGATGCTCAGCGCATGTACAACTACTGGGTAAGCCAAGAGGCCGAGATGCTTGCCTTGGCGCCCAAAGCACCATTTATCGGCTACGGTGGGCAGTTTGAAGGCTACGAGCACCAGTGGAAGACCGCTAACACGACCAATTGGCCGTATCTAGAGGTAAACCCTGATGTGACCGACGGTGCGGGTTCAGCCTTGCCCTTGCCTCAACGTGCCGCCCCACCACTGCCCCAAACGGGATTGATTCAGGCCAAATTAGGGGCTTCTGACGACATTAAAGCGACCACTGGGCAATATGACTCAAGCCTTGGGCAGACGTCTAATGAGCGCTCAGGACGGGCTATTTTGGCTCGTGAGCGCCAAGCAGACACGGGGACGTACCATTACGTGGACAATTTGGCCCGTGCGGTGCGCTACGTGACCCGTCAGCTGGTCGATATGATCCCTAAGATCTACGACACCCGCCGTATTGCCCGCATCATTGGGGTAGATGGTGAGACCGGCATGGCTCAGATTGACCCCAATCAGGCTGAACCAGTGCGTAAGATTGTGGATGAAACCGGTATTGTAATTGAAAAGATTTACAACCCAAGCGTCGGTAAGTATGACGTGGTGGTGACCACAGGCCCAAGCTACATGACCAAGCGTCAGGAAGCCATGGACGCCATGAGTCAGATTCTGCAAGGCAACCCAAACTTGTGGGCAGTTGCTGGCGACTTGTTTGTTAAGAACATGGATTGGCCAGGTGCTGAGGAAATGGCTGAGCGTCTGCGCAAGACCATCGACCCAGCAGTCTTGGCCGATCAGGACAACGATCCAGCCCTGCAAGCGGCTCAGCAACAGATGGAAGCCATGGGCCAAGAGATGGAGCAGATGTACCAGATGCTTCAAAACGTCAGCCAATCTATGGAATCCCAGAAATTGCGTATTGACGAATACAATGCGGAAACTAAGCGTATCTCTGCTGTGGCTTCAGGCATGAACCCCGAGCAAGTGCAAGAGGTTGTCATGCAAACGTTACGCGATGTAATGACCGCAGGCGATATGGTATCCGCACAACAAGCCCCTGAAATGCCTATAATGCCCGAGCAAATGCAACAAATGCAACAAATGCAAGAAATGCAACAAATGCAAGAAATGCAACCGACGCCTGCGCAAATGCCGCAACAAGGACAAATGTTATGAAGTGTTCAGATTTCATAGGTACGTTGTTTTTGGCTCGCGATGTCACGCATAGCGTTCATTTGAACACCCGCAGTTATTCTAAGCACAAAGCATTGCAAAAGTTTTATGAAAACATTATTGGGTTGGCGGATGCGTATGCTGAGGCTTATCAGGGCAGACATGGTTTAATAGGCCCTATTGCGCTTAATTCAGCTAAAAAAACAACTAATGTAGTTGAGTTTTTAGAAGACCAATTAACTGAAATAGAAGCCAATCGGTACAAATTTTGCGACAAAGAAGACTCAACATTACAGCAATTGGTGGATAATATCATTGAGCTGTATTTAAAAACGTTGTACCGCCTTAAATTTCTGGCGTAAGGAGAGTATTTTGGAACTTTTAAACCCTTTAGCTGATGCTAACTTTCCCGCTCAAACCGTAGCTTTTACGGGTACGGCTGGCTCAACGGATGGTTGGAACGCAGGCCCGCAAGGTGTAGTGGTTTGGGCAACTGAAGCCTGCTACGTGGTTGTCGGTAATGATGTGACAGCAACAACTGCAAGCACTCCGATTCCTGCAAATACCCCAATTCCATTTACTGTACCTGGTGGTACAGGCGGTGTGTGGCGGGTAAGCGCTATTCAAATATCGGCAGGCGGTACAGTTTACGCCAAACCAGTGAATATACGATGACTTGGGGCGATGGCGCTCGCAATGGGCTTTCTATTGGCTTATCTAGCCTTATGGCGTTAGCTAAATCAGCGTTAGCCGCGGCGTTAAATTTAAACTTTATCGCCAACGACACGCTAGATCCTCGTATTACGTTTACGCGCGCGTCCACAGCTACCTACACAGATGTTGATGGCGTTCTCCAATCATCGGCTATTAATGCGCCACGATTTGATTATGACCCCGTTACCCACACGCCCTTGGGCTTGATGCGGGAAGCGCAGAGGACTAATTTAGTACTAAACAGCGCGGTGTTGGTGACTCAGAACGTAACGGTTACAGCCGTTGCTCATACACTTAGTTTCTATGGCACGGGTACAGTTACGTTATCAGGCACAGCGACAGCCACAGTCGTTGGCTCAGGTGCTTACCCATCACGCAAGACTTTTACTTTTACGCCGACAGCAGGTACTTTAACTTTAACCGTTACAGGCTCAGTAACATTTGCACAACTGGAAGTCGGCGCATACGCATCATCTTACATTCCAACAGCGGCATCACAAGTTACCCGCGCTGCCGATTCGGCTACGATGACTGGCGCTAATTTTACGTCTTGGTACGGCGCGGGCGGCACGATGATTGTTGATGTTAACATGCCCGTGTCAGGTATTATTTTGACCGCCGGTACAACAGATATGAGATCACCAGTTAATGGTGAGCGTATTTACGGGCAACCTTTCTTTCCTGCAACAACAAATACGTTAACTTTGGGTGTAGGTACATTTAGCCAAATCATTTATTACGCCAGCTATATCAATTACTCGGGGTTAATTACGCCTGTGGGCGCGCCTTCGTTAGCTTCCTTTGTAATGACCGTATTCATCAGTGCAGACGGTGGCACATTCCAATGGCCTAATCGTACAGGTACTCGTGACGCAGTTATTAATTGGGGTGATGGTACTAGTGTTACCTCTACAGGTGACTTGACTGCTAAGACCTATGCACTTGCGGGTTACTACGATATCAGTGTAACGGGTACATATACAGCACCTTACTTTAATGATGGTGGTGACAGGCTTAAATGTGTTGATGTACGTCAATGGGGTAGCGTTACGGGTATGACTACTTGGAATGCATCGTTTAGGAGTTGTGATAATTTAGTTGGGACAGCTACTGACGCACCTGTTTTAATTGGCGCTTTATCCAGTATGTTTGAAGGCTGTACAGTATTTAACGGTGCTATTGGTTCGTGGGACACAGGTGAAGTTACTAATATGAATACTATGTTCTTCTTTGCAACAGC